CAGGTATAGGTGGTTTCTATTTGACTTTACAAAACATCAGTGGTTTCCCGATAAGTGCAGAAGCAGTTACTATTAGATTTATGGTTATCAAGGCACCTAATGCTTAATTGATTGAAGTGCCCAATAAAAAGCCCCACTTAAGGGGCTTTTTTATTTCATCTTTTCTAGCATATAAGTTGTGAATTTACTTTCACACATTGCCGGAATCTCAACGAACGGATCCTCAAGAAAGAATGGACACCCGGCTTTCCATTTGCCATTCTTTTTAAAGAACTTGAACTCTTGCAAATCTTTTTTATCTGCAGGATTAAATTCTCTACGAGGATTGAATGAGCGCCGGAATGTAGATAGATTTAAATTCATTATAATGAATGTAAATTAAAAGGGAGCGTCACCAACTGCCGCAAGAATGTCTTCCGCGGACACTTCTTTGTTTTTCTTACCACGTGCTTTGATAGCATCGATGCTTGGCTTTGTCTTAGAAGCCTTGACCTTGACTTCACCTTTGCTTGCCTCTTTAGTTTTATCCTCAAGAGTATCAGCAATAGTTGCCTGATCTGAAGGACTAGCGAACTCAGGGAGTGTAGCAAGATACTTCAATGCTTCAATTTTAGTCATCTCACTAGGCAACTCAACAAAGTCTACACGTGAAGCACCACCTTTAGTGAATTGCTTGATACGACGGACCATGTCATCAGTGAAACGAACTTTAGCGTTACCATTGTGAATAGTAATACCAGCGACTTTGAAAGTTTGATTAGAATTAGCCATTATGTTTCCTTTAAAAAAAGCTAAGTTAAAAAATGTGCCGCTAAATTCACAGCACTGTTATAATGATAACACAATAGGACATTATTGTCAACCATTGTGTTACCCATTATTCTATTAAGCCAGATTTGCTGATTCTGAAATAAGCAACCTGCCATACATTGACCTTGCCATTCCAATAGCTTGGAAAGGATTATCTGCATTAAGGAACACTCGGCCGAAACCAGCGCCCGGTTCATCTTTGTACTTTACCATTACCCAATATTGATTCATATTAACCTCTATTCCAAGCTAAAAAACATACACTCATAATTACTAGAGCAAACCAAAAAATAGATTCTAGCCACCAAAAGTAATTATACAACCAATTTTTAATTTTGTCAAACATATTATACAGTAACCTTTTCCCAAGAACCTTCAACTTCGTAGGGCTTGTTCCATTGTCCAATGTTTACATCTACATACCAACCCACATCAAAGTAGTCAGATTGAATGTCCGAATTGTCGTGATTACCTGCATTCATTGCTTTGAATACTTCCTTCAGAAAAGAAAGGGCCTTACCTGTATAGTGTTCTTGATACCAGTAAGGGTTAACATCCAAAGCTTTGTTGTTGCGGATGTAATCAATTTGATTTTGATCCATTTTGTTGCCGTAGTTTTTATCGGCATCAGTCTTGATATAATTTTCGATAAAGTCAATAGAACCCGACTTGATGTTTAGAACAAAAGTAGAGTGGTGACGCACAGCAAGCGAACCTTTGACACCGTACTTTTTCAGGATAGCCTTGATAGCTGGAGCTTTTTGTGATTTGCGTTCTTGATTGAAGTAAGCCATTTCGTTTCCTTTTCTTTACTGTTTAAGATTCTATTATAACACCAAATCCATTTATTGTCAAGTTATTGTTCCATCGGGTCACCAAGAAAATACTCGGTGACATAGGTGACAACAATATCTTTACCAGAATGAATCTTTAAGTATTCACCTAGGGCTTCGACACTTCTAAATAAATAACCATTTGCTTTGTACATTTTTAATCCTTTTCTCAACTGTCTAAGATTCTATTATATACCCAAATCGATTTATTGTCAACCTTTTTAGGAGTTGATTGTCTCAAACGGGCTCAATTCCTCAGACTGACCTTCAATACTTTCAATCACATCATAGACAAAAATCACCGGAACGTCTAGTACCGCGGAGATAGTTGCCGGATGTGTACCTTGCGCCAGCATGGTTTCGATTTCTACATACATGTCTGCCATTTTACTCATTACGATTTACTCACATTAGATTTAAACAAGAAGCCACACAGTACGGTCAGTCCCCATGCCTGCAACCAGGACACTTCACCAACTCCTGCAACGGCTCCAACTAAGCAACCATTCCAAAGCATATACACGGGCCAACTCAACAAGAAACTGAGAGCCAGCAGGCCTGCAAGACTTAGAACAACTGCACCAACAAACACTGCAACTTTTTCCATGATTACTCCTTAAACAACAGTCAACATACTAGCAGGAACTTTCCAACTACGGAACTGACCTGGTTCGTCCACAATAATAAATTTACGGTTGATTTTCTTTACAATACCGGAGATTGTACCCTTTGACGAACTAGTAAATTTCACATTGGATCCAAGTGTTAGTACCGATTTGTTTTGTATTACCAGTTGGGCCCGTGCAAAACGAATTGCGTCACCAATGCTGTTCAATTCTTCATTAGAAAAGTCACCCTGCATAATAGCAGTATTAATTTGCTTGATGTTCATAAGAACTCCTTTTGACTGAATAAGACTCTATTATAGACCCAAAACGTTTTATTGTCAACCTTTTATTGTTTGATGTTTTTCATTGAATTTTCCATGTCTTCCAAGTGCTTACGATACTGGATACGACCGAGATTGATGCTATACATCACATAAGCCAACATAGCAATACAGAATGTAATTCCAATGTAGGGGATTGCTGACACTGGAATGAGTGTAAGCAAATAGATAGTTGCAGATCCTGCGATTGCGGCGAGTGCCAATTCTTTTGCTGTCTGGGCGACGGCTTCAGTTTTCATAGACATTTTTGTGTTTCCTTTTAAAGTTTCAATACATGTATTGTATCAGATATCCGAATTATTGTCAAATTTTGGATGCTTGGATTTGCGGGTGTAAGTGCCCTTTTTAGATTTTACAACCTTAGGTTTAAACGGTGTGTTGTCATCAAACAACACACGATGGGCACGATGTTTCATCGGCTCAAGTTTGAAGGATAGTATTTCTCTTTTCATAATACATATTATAGCATGAGTTCTATTTATTGTCAATATTGTCAATTAGCCATCTATAAATAGGTGTGGTAAAAGTCAACACATTGTTGACCATTAGATGTTTAACGGAAATGTTTTCAATCCACACATCATCAGTTGATTTATTAAATGTTAGTGTATGGGTAGAAGTGTCATCTAGTATTTCACAATGTCCATTGATGTGAGGGGTTACAACACCATCCACTATAATTTCTAGACCATCAGATGAAAATGTATCTATTGTTAATTTCTTGACAAAAGAAATTTTTCCTGGCATACTATACATGATCGGGCTCGTTGAAAAGGTAATCTAAACTATTGCTGTAAATACGATCAAATTCTTTTTTACTAAAGAAAGGTAGATTGGGTGTTTTGATTATAGAGCTATCTGCCAATCTAGCAATCCATCTCATGTCAAGCATATATGTTTTCTTTATAGTATACCAGGCAAATTGTAAGCTATTGGATTTGCTTTTGTTTATAAAATAATCTTCATTTTTGTCGAAATCAAAAATATATTTTTTCATAAAATTTTTGTGTGTCTTATAATTGTGCCTATCTTCAATGATTAGTTGAGGATTGAAATACATAAAAGATTCAAAGTCATAGTTATCGTAGAAGGCGATAGTATCTTCCACTTTGACATTTTGTTGATTGGTTAAGAAAATGTTGTCTGAGATTTGGAATACTTGTGATTTGTTTGATGCATAAAACCACCATCTTGCATCCAGTACTGTTTCTATCTGTTTACCTGACTTTGCAAAGTTATTTTCACAAAACTCTATTAATTCAGTTTTTCCTTGTTCCTGAAAATAATCTTTCCATGACCTATACAATCCATTTCCACCTAATCTATCATAGAAGCTATCATCAAGGCTCCCTGCAAATTCATCACCTCCATGACCATTAATGAATATGCCATCGAAATTTGTATCCAAGTATATTGTTCCACTTATGTCGAGTGTTTCAACTTGAGGATAATTTTTATGCAACATTTCTAAAAATTTTTGATTTTCATATACAGAGAACGGTGAATATATCACTCGTAATTGGCTTAAGTCGGGTGCATGTTTTATAAATGCAACAAGCATAGTAGTAGAATCTATTCCCCCACTCCAACACAAGTTTATCTTTTTGTTAGAGCAAACATGCCACATAACCTGATTATACATTAAATCTTCAAATGAAAGACATGACGTTGGTATTTTCCAGTCACGTAAAACTTTGTATTTGAAGGGCATGTTAGTTGACTTAGTTCTATCAATTATTTCACCGAACGGGTAAGTAGAAAAAACACTATTAATATCCAGTAGATTGTTATAGTTTTTAAACCCATCAATCTTGTACAAGTTACCTACAAATTCATAGTTTATATTTTTCCAATTCAATATTTTACTAAAATATTGAGGATTAGTTGCTAATAATCCTATTTCCATCATGCTCCCCTATGTGTGATTATTGTTGGTTCAGGGGGAAACTGTTGGCGCCAACTAGATTTCAACGGTATTGACAGAAAATCATTAGGATCATCGGTTTCAAAATCAGATAGTTTTTTGTAAATTTGCAATTGATACTCTGTTAGTTGTTCTAACATTCTAATCCTACGTTTGACAATAGTAGGATCAGTAGCATCATCAATCATTTCATTGATTAATCTATTGCGTTCATAATCACATCGTTCATTAAATTCTTTAATAAATTTAATTTTATAAAATTTTACATTTGGTGTCATTTAACAACATGTTTATTCTATAGTGAAATTAACTTGCTTTACTTTCTTGATGGTGAAGCTACGCCACTCATTCTTTTCTAAATCAAATACACGCATAGTTGTAGTTGATTCTTTACGGGGCGTTGCATCCTCTTTAATTTCAACTTTAGGTAATTGTTCTGGTACTAGTGTACATTTCATTACACGCTCGGTGCCGTCTGACTTGGTGAATGTGACTACACCTTCACTTACTGCTAACATGCCCTTAAGCCATTCAGTAAATTTGTCCCAATCTTTGTCAGTCCATTTAGTAATAATGTTCATCTTTTTTCTCCGATGTTAAACAACCTAATACGATCCAAGGAATAATTCCAATTGGGGGCGGGATAAAAATAGTTGCACTAAACCAAATATTGATTCCTGCGTCACGGCATCGTCTTACTGCGGTAGCAATGAATACCCATAACGCAACAGCTAATCCACCGAACAACAAAAACAAATTAATAAACCAACCCAAGAACCAAATGAAGGGCAATCCTATCAATGAGAATGCACCCACAATAAAAATTAAACAAAACAACAAGACGCACGAAACGATATAAGTTCCCCAATATTCGGATCTAGTAGCCTTACCTTCAAATGAAAAATATTTTGAATATTTGTTAATTAGATTTGTCATTGTCTTCCCACTCAGTAAAAAAGGTTTTTATTTTTGTTTCTTCATCCCAAGACTTGGTATAATCATTATCTTGGTCACACATATTTAATGCTTCATCCATACTGATGACCCTATGAGAAACAATCTGTTCGCCTAAATGTTCAGACGAAAACGACTTTGCATCATTCATTGTGACAGTATCAAGTGCCCAATCTTTTTTATCTTTACCATAGTTGTCAGTACCAATTGGAACTTCAACCATATAACGCTCACGGAAAGTTGATACTGCTTCAACTAACACCCATTGTGTTTCTTTTTTAGTCAACGTAAAACTTCCATCTTTATTATCAGTCCAATCAAGAACATCACCCTCTTTCCATCCGGCTTCTTCTAGCATTTCAGGAGGAAATTCAATAATGCCGTCACCTGTTACTGCATCCTCTTTGATAGGTACTATCCATCGTTTTGTCATTGCATCACCCAAATTTTAATCAAACCAATTAAATCGATTGTAGATATGAGAAGGTAATTGGCAAACATTCCCATACTATTTCTTGTCCAAGCACAATATGCAAAAATTGCACATTGAAAAATGAAGAAAGGATATAATACAAACATAGGAGGATAGGGTGCGTACACCGCTACTGCTATCGTACACCCTATACTAATTATCCATGCGATAGCTTCTAAAAAAAATCGTATCTGATTAGATTGATAGTCTTCTTTGATCCATTCAACTGTTGAGACAAAGCCTTGTTTAATATTCATTTGTACATTATATTACAAACAAATAAAAAATACAAGGCTTTTGGTTACAGCTTATTGACAAGTTCGGGTGCGAGTTATAGTACCATCATGATTTTGCGTCTCTGTCCATGGAGTACACATCTGCCCAATTGGAGTAGAATTTTGAATAACTACTTGTGTTTGTTGATTACGATGGTATACTTCATTGAGAGCGGCTCCGATAACTATCGCACTGATAGCAGGTGCCACCCAATTGTCACGGTAAATTACACGCGGTCCGTGATAATTATGATGGCGAAAGCCGTGACCATGATAATGTTGTGCCATTGATGTGCCGGTTAACGCCAAAAGTGACAATGCTACTAGAATTTTTTTCATAACGATCTCCTGTTACACTTATATAACGCATCAGCCTAATGTTCCGTTGACACGATGATGGTTGATTGCCTCTTGCAATACAATCTCTACCATCTTATTTAGTGTGATATCACGCTTATGTGCTTCCATAGAAAGTTTTAAGATAGTAGCATCATCCAAATCAACTTCTACTTGCACCCGTGTATCAAATTCTTCACCGTTGAACATTGCTTTTGCTTTTTCCAGGAAGTCACTTTCTACATCCAAGTCAACCCACTTAACATCATCCCATGCTTGATCGGGATCAACACCACGTTCTTTTGCTTCATCCAAATAAACATCTTTAAACACAGGGTTTGTCCAGCGATAGGGCGATTTGTCTTCTTCCCATGCATCACTCTTAACAGATACATCAGCTTGATATACAATTTGATCGACTGTACTATACAATATTGAAACGTGGGCGTATTCACTTTCATAGTCTAGGAATCGTGCATCGGGAAAGCATTGCCATTGATATTCAGAGCCACCGGTTATTTGGTGATTCATTGCTTCGTTAATCTGGTTCAATTTCATAATTGTCTTTCAGTAGGTTAATACATTGTTTTTTGACATGTTCCGTAACAGTTGGTAACCGTAATAATATCTCACATTTATAACTAATAGTAATAACTGGTTCTTCAATTTCAGGTTCTTCCTGAAGCATCCAACCAAGGACTACTATTGCTACAATTATAGCAAGAATTTTCTTAACTGTCAATTCATATTTTTCCCAAAGACTCATATCGTTATTTATGAGTCCTGGCAAATATTGTTAATTAATCACCTGAATCAATTTGGTAACGATCACCACAGTGTTTGCAAGTGTATCCAGTTAAACATCTTCCGTCTGACTGGCTTGTATAACTATGCTTGCAAGGTACACCTTCGGTGTTTAATCTGACTTCACCTTTAGGTGATCCATACATGTATTGACCACCACAATTGTGACAAGGTCTATGTGTCTTATCTTTATTCCAAGAATAACTTTTCTCTTGCTCTGTCAATTCAACTTGACAGGTCCCATTGCAAACAGGACATACTCCATATCCATCTCTCATACTAAAATCCATCCTTGATGATGATTGCCAGGCCCATCACAATGACAGGCAACATGACGATAACCAAATTTGTAATAGCTTGCATCATTTTATATTCCTTAAATTTTAAAATTTACCCAAATAGTGTACGACAATGGTTGGTCCTACCAGACAAATCAGTGCTATAATTTCAGTCATTCTTCAACTCCGAAATGTTCTCTAATTCGTTTCTGCACCTGTGATGCGGCCACATAACTCAAATCTGAATTTTCATCACGCAGGACATCACGCACACATTCAATAGCATGACCAACAATCAACTCGGCGAACTTTTCCTGAAATTTGGGTTCTGAATAAGTCCCAGTTTCGTTCATCTCTCTTGCAGCCTCTTTAGCAAGTTCTTTAATTCGTTCGTTCATGCTGGTTCCTTGTTTGCTTTTTTAGCACGGATTTGTTGAGACAATGTAGGGTTCTCATACTTAGTATCCCAACCCCAACCCTTAGCATTGTCCTCGGGTTCTTTTTCATACAGGTTGTATGCTTTCCGAGCCATTTGGGCTGTCTTAAATTCAATCTGGGTGACTGAACCATTTTTGTATTCAATGTAGAAGAATGCACCTGACATTTTTTGCTCCGTTGTTTGACTGTCTAAGACTCTATTATATGCCCAAATTGATTTATTGTCAACCTTTTACACCGAATGTATTCAGTGCAGGTTGCAGGGTGTTAATCAATAGTGTCTCACGCTCATGTGCAGGACGCTTGCCTCGAACAACTTCTAAGGTACCAAATACAAAACGCTCGGCGCCTCGCTCACGCAAGGCACGACTCAAACCCCAATTTTTGTTTTCAGTCATAGCCCGTTGCATATGTTTTTGCATACGACGGCGTAGTGTCAAAAACACATTGCCTTTATATGACAATGCAGTCAGACCGATATAGTACTCAAGTGTTACTGTATCTTGGATAAAGTAAATTACTTGGTTACGATCAGTTCTACGTTTGCGGTTGATTTTCGAGTTCATAAGTGTATTATATACCCAAATTGATTTATTGTCAACCTTAGAATGCTCGGTACAAGCCAAGCAAACAGATAATAACAGAAACGACATTGACTACCATTTGTGCATTGTTGCGGACCCTGTAAGCCCATGTAAGGAAGAATACAGTTCCAAAACTGAATGCTACGATGTTGTAGGGATCCATGTTACCCATTGAGTTCAGGATGTGACCTGCTACGATGAAAACTACCCCTACCCACTGCAAAATGTCATTTGTTTTATTCATACGTGTATTATATACCCAAAACGATTTATTGTCAAATCCGGGTATATAGTACTTTAGTTTACTTTTGTGATTTCTGCTCTCCAGTAGCATTCACGGTCGCCACCTGTTTCCCAGTGTGCCTTGTAGGCTTGGGCTTCTTCCAGTGTAGTGTAGAAGCGAGTATCACGCTCATCGACACGTTGCACACCACAATCATATTCGGTGACAGTGACTTTATACACACCACTTAGTTTGACTTCTGCCATATCGTCTTCCTTTCTCGGGGGTTACTATCTACTGTAACTACAGTATAGCAGAAAATCCATTTATTGTCAAATATTGGCAAAAATCGCTAGAAGTGTATCAGAGTGCGTTCCTGAATCCTCTAGCGATTTTGAAGCCCCTGAGGGGGCAAAATGAGTACTTTTGTTTCTTAAAAATGTAGTACTAAAGTAGTAACCAATTATTGATTTTTCTCTAAGTATCTACGCACATCGGATAAAAGCGGTTTTTGTTTTTGTTCAACATCTAATTCCCATGGTAATTGTGAATAATGTTTATAGTCTCCAAAAGAATAACTATCAACTTTATATGAACGCTTTTTCCAAATATAAGATCCAGATCGGGTAACAGATAATAATCCAGTATGTATTTGATACAGGTGGATTAATTCATGCACTAATATTTCAACTATTTCTTCGTCAGTTAAACTGGTGTTTATACTAATTCTATTTTTAAATCTATTATCTAATGCAGTATTACCATATACTGATGGACCTAAATTAGCAAATCTAATTTGAATTTCTATAGGTAAATCTAAAAAGGTAGAAACAATATTACAAACTTTTGAAACCACTGTTTCTCTACTAAGTTTATAATCATCGTTCTCATATATAAATCTAATATTTGGCATTAATGAATCACTTGTCCTATAGATGTATTTACATATTCTTTAATATGGGCATTAAGTTCTTCTTCAGTATATCCCATTTCTCCCAACCTAATAACTAATTCACAAAATAATCCAAAAGTTAAAGTTCCATCGACATACTTTTCATCTTCATTTTCACATTCAAACTCATCTATTTGAGGGAATAATATATCATCGATAAACTCTTGTGCAAGATTAATGCTATGCTCAAATTGCCAAATTTCATATTCTTCTTCATCCAACTCAACTTGCGGATTTTCTTCGCTCATTTTATTCCTTCATATTATTTGCTACATCAGTGTATTCGTAATTTATAGTTTCGATATTTTCTCTGAAAACAATTGCACCATTTTTTAAATGAAATCTACGTGCCATATTAGTCTTAGGGCTTAGTGTTACAAATCTATTAACACTTGGATATTGTTCTTGAATTTGTTTAACTGCACGAATTAATAATTCAGCTCCTTTACCTGCTTTATAACTCCATATAGTATAGAATACTGCGGTAGTTGGAACTTTTGCAGTATTTTTTAAATCATCTACACCAGTTGGAATAAAATCATGAAAACTAACACATACCATTGCATCCGGGTCATCTTGATTTTCAGCAAGAGCCGCAACTATTCTACCGTCGCTTACTCTAAAATCAGTAGAAATTTCTGGACGTACAGGATCGTCTTTAATGAAGTTCAATAATTTGTGTGTTAGGTCTGTGATAAAGTGTAGCATAATGTTATTTAGTATAGGTATCAAAATATGCTAATAAATAGCATATGGAACATAAAACTTGGGTGTCAGGGTTAAATGGGTACAAGAAACATATCCTATCTAACAATGAGTTTATCACAATATTAACCGATTGTGAAGTCAAAAAGGACAGAGATATCACATCTATTTTCCAAGACCACATAGGGGATAGAAAGTACATAGAAGTATTATACAGTGGCGGTACTGATAGTGAACTGGTCTTATTGACATTGCTTAAAGCAAAGATACCATTTACTGCTATTACAATGGTAATCAAAGTAGATGGGTGTATATTAAATACCCATGATTTATATTATTCTGAGAAGTTTTGTAGAGAGCATAATATTGAACAAAAGAAAATAGATTTTGATGCTGGTTCTTTTTACGGGAACGGTGACTACTTAAATTACTTGACTCCTTATAGAATAATAGAGCCACATGTGGCTAGTCATTTTTGGTTAATAGAACAATTGAAACATCCTATTATGGGAGGTGATTGGCCTTGGGTACATAAAAGTAAAATACAAAAAGTAATTAGTCCAAGTAGATTAGACTATTCATGTTATGAATTGTTTATGGCAGATAAGAAGATCGATGGTATTGGTAATATGATTAATCATAGTTTAGAATCAACATGCAAATTTATTCAATTACATTTAGATTGCACTGTGCAAACAAAAAAAGACCATTTAGTTAAACACAAGATGTACAGTAGTTTATATCCATCTATTGAAAACAGAGTAAGAAGTTATGGTTGGGAAAATTGTCGTAAGAATATATTAAATATGACCGAATGTAAGATTGAATTAATTAAAAAATCTAAAATAGTTACTCCTATAATTCAGTGGGGAGAAACTATTGCAAATATATTAGAAACAACTGAAAGAGAAAATAAGAGCTTTGTATGAGTAATCCCTATGAATCATTTTCACATGGTTTAATATCTAGCAAGATTTGGCTATGTGAAGAATTAGAAAGAACAATGTATAACAAAGGAATAGTTAATCCAGCTGTTAATATACTTGGTGCTTGGCACAACACATTAGCATTTATGATGATTGTTAGGAAGCCAAAATACTACGGGGTATTTAATTGTTATGATTTAGATAGTAACTCAATTGAAGTTGCAAATCAAATATGTGATACTTGGAAACATGAATATCCAAAAGTATATAATCATGTTGCCGATGCAGAAAAAATAGATTTCACATCTACTGGTAATGAATCTATCTTTATCAATTGCAGTGTTGACCAGTTTGAAGGCACTGAATGGTATAATAGGATACCCAATGATCGATTAGTATGCTTACAGACAACTAATGTGACTACTGACCAATCATTGTGGGAAATAAAGCAATCATCAAATTCAATAGTAGAATTTACTGAGAGGTACAAAGTCAGTACATTACTTTATAGCGGGCAAAAGAAAATAGAATATTATGGATTATCTTATGACCGCTATATGATGATAGGCATTAAGTAAAATCTTTCATATAGTATTTTTTACTATATACACCCAATGTCCCGTAGTACGGATCGTTCTTATTAAAGACATTTGTAAAACTAGTTTTTAAATAGTTCATTGCATCAGCAAAGTTATGAGCAGATTCCCAATTCTCATCGGTAGCTTTTCTTAATAAGTTTTTAAATATTTCTTCATGACCTTCATTTTTGTATTTACTTTTACCATTTTGAATTCCTAAATTGACATTCCAGGCTGCTCCTCTGCCACATGCAATACAAAAATCATCATAGTAATCACTATGGCTATTACCGCAGTATTCTTTTAGAAAGTCATTATTTACTGAGGTAGATTTTTTAATGATCTTGGTAGTAATAGAAAAAGTAGTGTCACTGGGTGATACGAACTTACTTGTACTGATAGGATCAATTTGTTCAGTAGTATATTCTGCGCCACCATATGTTTTCTCAATATGATTGAGAGTCATCCAACTTTGTTTTAAATGAATCTTAGGCATATCCGGTGCATAATAGAATAACTCAATATTTGGAATATCAGTGATAAATGTTTCCATTGTTTTATCAATGATAGTTGAATAGTATTTGCCATCTTCTAAAATGATTCGAGGTTTGTCTACTCCAAGTATAACACCGTGATCAGGTTCATCGGCATGCATAATCTGTTTGACATAGAAACTAAAATTAGTTGGTTGAAAGTAACCATGCACAAGAGCGGATGCAGGTTTTTCTAACCAATCATCTTGAAAATAATTATCAAATTCTTCGGGTCCTACATCAACCGTTGTTACTTTTGTATTGGGATATTTACGTAAGAAATTATGTACATGTGGATAAATCAACCTAATTAATTCATCTTGACGCATGTGATTTGTTTTTAAGTTTAACAAAACAATTTCATCTAATGGAATGTTGAAGTAATAAAAGCATCTGAGTATATGATGACTATCTCTACCTGCACTATAAAATAAGCTTAGTTTTTTGTATTTTTGTCTTAGTGTAATGCAACGCTCATAGCATATTTCATCCCAAGATTCTGCTGGTTCCGTAGTCCAATCAAGCTTGTCGTATTGTTCGTCATAGAAATAAAAACTAGGCATTATTCCTAATTTATTTGCCGCACGCCATGCATCAAATTGACTAGATGTTCGTTCTCCATTAACGATCCAATGAGGTAAGTAATACATTATTTTCCTGAAAATTGTTTAACCATTTTTACAATATCATTTGTTGATAAAAATACAGGATGGGAGCTATTTGCTTCTAACTTCTGTATCACATCATTATCTTTACCACATGTATGTATTGCTTTAACTATCATGCTACGAGTGTCTTTATCTACTGATGGTTGTACACTAAGTATCAATCCCAATCCAATCGGTGACTTTGATAACTTAGAACTGTATACACCTACGTTAGAGTGATTAAATTTGGTTGCGTATGTTTTATCAAAAGTGCTTGTCATTATATGTATTCTATTTGCCTCTACTAGAGGTCTTGCTCCAATAAAGGTATCGACAAACAAGTCTAAGTTTCCATTAACAACGTCGGTTAATCCACCAACACTAGACTTGTAGGGCACAATTTGAAACTGTGCATTCATGTCTTTAAATATAGTTTCTGTTAAGAATGTTCCTGATGCGGAAGGAGAACCTATATTAATAATTCTTCCTTTAGATTCAGTAACCAATTCGTCTAAAGATTTGTATTTACCTGACTTAGCTACAAATACTAGTGGTGTCGAGTTCATATATACTAACGGATTTATATCTTCTAGTAAATCAACACCGGGAAACTTGCTTAATGTGTTTAACCCAAAGTTACCCATAAGTAAATGCGTAGTTGTGTCTGTATCCTGTGCGGCCTGCAATGCTTTGATAGCAACTAGTCCTTCTGCTCCAGGCTTGTATTCTTTCAATACATTAATGTTTTGTTTCTTTAAACAAGGTGCATAAGTCTCGATACTTACATCAGAACCAGATCCTGGACCGCTTGATAGAATAAATTTAAAAGTGTGAGTTTGTGAGTTTGCCAATGTTGCAACCAATGCAACCATTAACATTAAGATAGTTTTCATCAATATTTCCTCTAGACACATATTTATAAATAAGAAAGCATGAGACAAATTAATTTAATAAACCACCCTTTCGTACACAATGCAATCATTGAGATTAGTGATCTAACCGACTTGCCTATACCAATTAATCCAGTGTATGACACTTCAACCGGGTATAACAATGTGTATGCCGACGGTGGTAGAGAAAGGGCATATAATTGGGATAACAAAGAAGAATCTATAGAGTATTTTACTAGATTATTCAAAGAAGATATTATACCCAAATTTTACAGTAACAAATTGTTCACGAATGATTATGGTACAGTAACGTGTGAACAATTATTGCGTAACATTGATATTGCTGTGGGAGTAGTAAAAGATGCGCCTACATGGGATCAACACGTACATGAAGATTGTAGGACAATGATATGTGCCGGATTAATACATTTACAAGATACTGATCGGGGCACACAGTTTCACGGTAATAACACTGATAAAGTTAGATACACTGCCCCTAGTAAAAAATTATCAGGCTCAGCTTGGGCTAATATGGCACATTCATTTCACAGTGTTGGTAAGGGAGAGAAAGAAAGGTACGCCTATTTAATTAGCGTAATGTGGAAGCTAGTATTATAAAGCTCACTTTAGATTTCCGAGTAGCGAATTCGTACATCAACCCAGCAGCCGGGTTCACACTTATAACGCAAAGGTCCTAAGGTAGTGTGATCTTACCAAGAATTGTCAGTCAGTTCTAGTTGATGACTTTCAAATCTCTTTAATCTATTTATAAATTCTGTAGTTCGTTCAGTTATAATACCAGTTAACTGGAATGTTACTCTAGGGTTATGTCCTGCATTCGCAGTAGAGTGAGGCATGTTCTGCCAATCAAATGTCGTAACATCTCCTGCACGCCATTGCTGATGTAAGTAATTACCGTAACTCCAAAAATGACCTTGTTCCCAATCAGTCAACGCAACTTGAACACGCATGACTGTCCAAGGTGCATCAGGTGCCCACTTCTCTAATTTGTCTAAATGCAGATTCCAAACTTCACCGGGCTTTTGCACATGTATGCGTTCCATACAATCATCTAATGCAAACAATTCAGTAATCTTTTTTAAGTTAGGAGTTATCTGCCAATTCAAATGTGTAATCTGATAGTCTTTTCCATAGCCAAACTTTTCTAAATCATAATCTTCGCTTGCTAATTCTTCTTCAGGTCTAGTCTTACCTACTTTACCACGTGTGCGCCAAGTCGCAGGCTTAGCTGTCTCTATTGCATGTTTAACATCTTCACTATAGTCAGCAGTAATTTTACCAAGTCTAATTACTTTATCGACCTGTGAATCATTTTTGAAGTTATCAAAATGATACTTACTTTTTTGTTTGCTTTGATCCCAACTGCTTATCATATTACTGTTACCTTTACATTTGATGCACCGTAGCTTTGAAAGTAGTCACTAGGTGGTAGTTCTATATTTAGTGCCTCACATAGGTCATTATTAGTTAATGGGTTACAATTCTTATACTTGTATGTTGCCTTGATAATACCTTGATTCTGTTCTTTAATCTTAGTAGCCATTACTTTCAAGTTCTGATAGTATTCACTATAGTCAGGGTATGTAATATCAAAATGCCCGCACTTTACCCACCATCCTAAACAAGCATCATCGGGACGATGTACTAGTATGATCGGGCAATCAGGCCATGTTTCTTTGATGTAGTCAATGTGATTACTAAACACATGAGACTTGATGATGCGGACACCTTCTCCATTGAATGGTTCATCAAAGTCACGTTCTAATGTTTCTTTGTCATACATTGGAAGTCTATGAAAGAACTTACCAAACTCCATGCCAGGATCGTAGTATGCACCTAAATGCATCAATTCCATTTTGCCACTAGCATCATGGTAATATGTTCTACTATCACTATAATCAGATTGGTCTACGCTAGGGCTATAGTAAATGTTCTTTACTACGCTACTCCATTTACTGCCAGGAGCTCCTG